CACCCCCTATACGATTGCCCGCACCCTGAAGGTCGAGACCCAGGTCGTCGAAAGTTTCCAGACGAAGTACTTCAAGGCCTTTCCGAACATCAGGAAGTGGCAGATGTGGGTCGCGCGCGAAATCCAAACTAAGAGAAAACTCGTAACGCCCATGGGACGTGTCCGCAATTTCTGGGACAATCCGCGCGAAGATGCCTCGATCCGGGCAGCCGTTGCCTACGTGCCCCAGTCTACGGTCGGGGACCTCACCTCTAGGGGACTCCTCGACATCTGGACAAATGAGAAGGATGTCCAGATCCTCAACAACATTCACGATGCCGCCTTCGGCCAGATCCCCATAGGACGCGAACAAGAATTGCTCCCGCGCATCTTAAAGAGGTTGACTTACCCCATGACTGTGGTAGACATTTGGGGTGTCAGCCGTCAGATGGTCATTCCGTGGGAAGCACAGACGGGATACAACTGGGGGAAGGCCCGCAAGGACAACCCACAAGGACTGAAGGATTGGTCATGAGCCTCCATTCAAAAGCCCGCTCCGAAGAACTGGCCGCGCGCATCCGGGCCTACTACAGAAAGACCGGGGACGAAGTCAAGGTGTGGGTCGAGAAAGAGGGAACCAACTACGTGGTCCGCTCAAACCTCATCTTTAAGGTTCCCCAAATTACGTGAATCCCCGCCTAGGCCTTAGGCCCCCGGTCCTGCCCCCGCCCGTCTATTCGGGGATGCAGCGCCGAGGCGTTGCCTATGAGAAGAAGGTTGCCCAGGCCGTCTCCCTGACCCTGAGCCTGGACGACTTTCTCATTCACGGTCAGTGGATCTACGTCAATGGGACGTTCTGCCAGCCCGACCTCATCCTCATTCAGGGCAGGGGCCCACGCCTCGTCCTCGAAGTCAAGCTTACGAGGAAGGGCGGAGTGGAGCGCAAGTTGAGGGAAGTCTATGGTCCCCTCGTCCAAGCCCTGTGGGGAGGGGACATAGCCTACGCCCAAGTCTACAAGAATATGGATGGGCCCAGTCCCGACTTCCTGGGTCTGGACGAACTCCCAAGGTTGCGCCCCAATTCCTACTCGGAGATCATGTACTGAGTCCTGTCGCACGTGCCCGACAAAAGTGCGGGGCGCGACACTACTCCGAAAGGAGGTGCGCCTTGGTCGCCTCTAGAAGCCCGACCATCTGGAACGTGGACAGTTGACCTGCGACGCACGTAAGGCAGTTCCCATCCTTGACTGTCCCGATGACGATCATGCCCTCAAGTTCGCCCCCTTCGACCAGGACGCGCAACTCCTCGAAGGCCTTTTGCAGGTGAGCTTGTCCCCCGCGCCCGTCCTGCCTGAACTGAACTACGTTGTCCACTGACTTCCTCCTTGAGGATTTGACGCAGAGACTTTGGCTTCGTCTGCATGGGCGTCCTTGAAATCTGGGCGGGGATCGAAGCGCGGCTTATCGTCATGGCATCTCCACGGGGGAAGAAGGATACCGTACAGGTACCCCAGATTGGATTGGGTCACGGGTTAGTCTCCTGTCTGCTCATTGATACCTTCCATGAAGAGGGTGGCTTCGGCCTGTCTCCGCCTCGTCAGGCCCGCAAGTTTTATGCCCGCAGCCATGTTCCACCTGAGGAACTGCCGGGGAACGTCGTCCCACTCGCCCCCATTGATGCGCCTGAGCAGGGTACTCCGGGCAAGTGCCCCCGCCCCCAAATTGTAGACGAAAGAGGTTAGGGCTCCTACAGACTTGGGGGAGAGGACAGGCTGCACATGACGGAGGACTGCTAATTCGCCCAGGGCCGCGTCGCGCATCAGGAGGAGTTCCGCCTCAAGCCTTGAGATGGGAGGGCGGTCCATCGCGACGGGTCCCCTGAAGTCGCGCGTGGCCCCATAGCCTATGGTCGGGACGCCCGCAGGACACAGGTAGGGTGCGAGGTGTAGTCCTTCGAATTCCCGGATGAGGTTGAGGGCGTACGGGTTCACCGCAATCTCACGAGGCTCCGCGTGGACCTGTAGCCGAAGAGGAAGCCCAGGACTGCCTGGATCGCCTCACCTACGAGGGACCCCCAGATGGCCGTCGCGGCAACCTCGAAACCTGCGGGCCCGATGGCAATGGCCCTGTCGATGATGGCGTAGGAGTAGAGGGCAGAGATGACGAAGAAGAGGAGCATCATCAGGGCGGCAGTCGCGGGCCGGATCAGAGCATTGAAGCCGTCAATCCACGGAATCTGGACGGGCTTCTGGGCTTCGAGGATTGCCCGCATTTGCTCGCCCGACGCCTTGATCTGTTCGACGACGAGGTTGGCATCGGTCTCCTCAAGTTTGACCTGGGCCTGGACCTGGAGCAACTTTAGCTGGAGGTCGGACTGCAACTTCATCCGCTCCACTTCGCGGTCATGCTCCCGGCTCTCGCGCACTTCCTTCATGATGTCGGGCACGATTCCCCCGAAGATGCCGAGGACCGTCGAGATGAGAGCTGTAATCATTTGGCTTTACCTGAGGGAGAGATGGGCCAGTCTTGGCGGGCAGGACCCTGCTTCTTGCGGGCCATCGTAGATTTTTGGGCGGGGCTCAGGCGGGCAGCAGCCTTTGCGGGCCTACATGCGGGATAGCTCCGGGTCGCCTTCTCGGGGCCAGACCTGCCGCAGTCCTTGCCCGTCTTGACGTCGACCCACTTCTCCCCGAACCACTTGCCCAGGCCCCCCTTCATTTCTTCTTTACGCGGTTGTCTGCGCCTCCCCACGTCCCGCCCTTCTTCTTGTACTCCTTGGCGGCCCACGCATTGGCGTAGGCACTCGGGTACACGTCGAACTTTGCGCGGGCAGCAGCCTTCGTGGCAGCCCACAACTTGGGATTCTTAGGGGTTGACTTGGCCATTGTACCCTCGCAAGGCATTAGGTCCTAGTTAGTCGGCCCTTGATATGTTTGAACGCATCATCGGAGTCTACTGATATGTTATGACGTATTGCCCAGGTGCTCGCGCGTCAGCAGTTCCATTTTCTTAAGTACGCCGAAAGATTGTCCGCAAACTTTGAACTATCTAAAACATTCCCGGCAGCTAAGTTGCATCTACCGCAAAGGAGATCTCTGACCTGACCCGAAGTATGATTGTGGTCAACGCAAGGACGATCAAAAGATTTCCCCTCAACATCAAACTGTTTGAAACAGCAGGCACACTTTCCATCTTGACTTAAAAGCATTTCAGCAAATCGTTCAACAGTAATTCCATACTTAGCTGGAAGATTGTATTTTCGAGAATCCTTGCGCATGCAAGATTTACAGGCGTAATTTAATCCCGTCAACTGACTTTTATTTCTACTAAATTTGCTGGGTTCTTTCCAGTCTCGGCACTTGCTGCAACGAAAGCGTCCTTTTTCATCTGGGAGTTTTGGCAATCTTCCCCAATCGCGGACATACCCTAACACTGCCACGCCCTCAGGGATTTATTTATGCGGGAGTTGGGGTCGTTCGCAGTCTTGGCCGACGTGAGCTTCTTCTTCATGCCCTTCATGCGGGCACAGAAGCTGTCGCGGCGTGGCCCACCTTCGGGCTGCGGGGCCTTGAGGCCGGGCTTCCCCGGATTGGCCCTATTGTATGAGGCTCTGCCCCGAGCATTGAGGCCACCTGCGGGGTTCTTACCTTCGGACCGAGTCCAGGCTGGTGTCTTCATGAGATACTCCGGGTTGCCCCATCATATCACGGGGGAAGATTGGAGTCAAACATTTCCTGGAGGCCGGGCAATCTCTGGTCCCGATTCCCCAAAATTAGTTTCCAGAGGGTGGGACCTATGCCTTCTCCGTAGCAGTAGATCTCGATCCCCATGTCCCGGGCATGTTCGAAGAAGTGCTGAGCATCTTGGGAGGCTGCCAGGAGTTCCCCCGTCGTCCAGAACTTGGTGCCCGACCCTTCCTTCCCCACCTGGACCTGCATGAATTTGGGCCGGCCCTTGTCGTCGACTGCCTTCGGATCTACCTGGGAATCTGGGTAGGAAAAGTCGAAGCCGAACAGATGGAACTTCGCGAAGCCCAGGGCCTGCCCGAGGGAGATCATTCTCCAGGCCGCGCATGTTCCCCCATTGATGAGCATGGAGTTTGGGGGGAAGACCTGGGCATCCATCAGGGCCTTGGTCATCGCGTGCCAGCCCCACACATTCGGGGTCAGGCTGAGGCAGTGCCGTGTGACCGAGGGGTCAGACATTGAGGCGAGCAGGACCTTGGTCGAGTCGGGTATGTGTTCGAGGAGGGTCGTCCTGACAATCCCGTGGGTGGACTCCCCAGTCACGTCGCGCGGGTCGAGGAGGATGAGGTAGTCCGGGTCCAGGCCCCACGTGCCGAGGGTAGGGAGGGAATGCTTGACTGCCGCGACATGGGCACCCTCCTTCCACAGGCGCATAATCTTGTCCTTGCGCCGCGCGATGTCGGGACCGCCCGAGACTACGACCAGTTCTCCCCTGTGAGGCCTGACCTTTCCGACCCACTTCTTGACCAGGGACAGGTTCGTCCGCACGTTCTCAATGATGTGGTCCTTGGGCATGCAGTCCTGGGCTTGCACCTTGATGGGGACGGGGCCCTGTGCCTGGAGGGGAAGGTTGGGCAGGCCCGCACCTACTGCCGCGATGTGGACGATGCCCCCGCCCACGACAGGGTCGCGCGAGGGGTACAGGACCTTTTCGCGTGCGATGGAGTCGAAGACCAGCTTGACCCCGTCGAACTCCTGGGGTAGGTTCCCGGCAGAGTCTGGGCTGTAGTAATCGTCAAAGACTACTACGGGGACCCGGGCTAGTTGTGTCCAGTCGTGGAGGACCGTAGCATGGGAATGACCCCCGTCAATGAAGGCAAAGTCTGCCTCGACTTCGTGCAGGGTATCGACTGTATTCCCTCGGGTCAGGCTGAAGGAGAATTTCTTGCCGCGCTTCTCAACATCGGCCTGAAACTTTCGGAGCTTCTCCTCTACCTCGTGCAGAGTGAAGTGTTTCTTTACGTTGTTTTCTCGGGCATCTGACTCGGCATCGGCCTCCTCGAACAGGTCGTAGCCCAGGTAGGTGACGTGGTCCACGTGGCGCAGGGCGACCTCGGCCATCTGGATTGCGCGGCCCCCGTCCCAGGTTCCCGTCTCGACGATGGTCCGGGGACGTGTGTGGTCGACCAAGGCGAGGAGCTGGCCGTACCTATTGGATGGGATGTTTTTGCGCATGCCCTTCAGGTGAGTGAATTTTTCGCGGAGCGGGGAATTCTCGAAGGCGGACAGGCCCTCGTAGGTGGGGTCGGTCAGGGAATGGGCCTTCAGACCGTGCATCTTGTGCATTGCGAGGAGGCGCGAAAAGGCGAAGGCGTCGGTCCACTCTGCATAGTTGAAGAGTTCGCCCGACATGTAGACGTCCCACATGTCTGCGATCAGGCTGCGGGCCCGGGTACCTTCGAAGTAGATGAAGCCTGTCTCTGCGTAGTTGATCCCGGTCCGGTCAAGGTAGGTGATGTCACCTGAGCAGATGGACCGTATCCATTCTGGTGAGAGGGGGCCGGTCGTCAGGGTATCGGCATCGAGCCAGACAAACTCTTGGGAGTCGAGGGCAGCATCATGGATGGCAAAGACTTTTGCGCAAAATTTGTAGGCATCGTAGCGGTAGTTGTAGCCCTGGGGTCCCTGCCCATTCTTGTCTTTGTGTTTGTTGCGGAACTCCTGGAACCCCTCGACTTCCTCAAGATGCTTTACCTGGGCACCTGGGATCTGAAGTCCCGGCATTGAGTCCACGTAGACTACAAGGTCCAGGCCTGTCCACAGGCGAGTGGATTCGAGGAAGCGACGCCCGTAAAGTTCGAAGCCTTCGGGTCCCCACGACGTTACGATTTTCATCGGTACAGATCCACCACATGTTTCCAGTTGAAGTGTTCACGCTCGACGAGGCGCCGCTCTGCCTGCCACTCGGGCGCATAGGGCACGTCCTTGTAGGCGGGGAACCACGGACCACCTTCAGTGAAGTGGACAGCCTGGGGCGGCTCAATCGTATACTTGCGGGTCGTCGGGGAGCAGCCCGGGATCCAGTTCCACGATTCGCCAATCTCCCCGATGTCGTCGGTCCAGGCGAAAGAGTGGAGGTAGGAGCCCGGCTTCGTATTGACGGTCTCAAGGTCCAGCTTCAGGCAGTCCTCGTGGAACTGATTGAAGACCATGAGGCTACTCCACAATTTTCGGGAGTAGGGGGTCTGGGTCTGTCCATCCATCTTGAGGAGGGTCGTCGGCTTATAGTCATGCTTGACTACGGAGACGGCCTTCGTGGGATCTATTGTGTCGAGGAGGCGGGCGAGGTCCCCGAAGAAGAGGAAGTCACAGTCGGCAAAGATGACTGGATCCTCGATCTGGTTGTTGCGGGCGATGAGGGGGACCAGGAACCGCGTAAAGGCGAACTCTGTGCTGAAGGGGAGCCCGTCGACAGCGTCGATCATCTGGGCCCCACTCCGCCGGATCTCGCGCCAGTACTTCTTTACTCCCCGCAGTGATTCAAGTTTGAGCGGTGTGATCGTGAGGGGGATGCTGCACCGTCTCTTAGCACTGTGTGCGGCAACCTGATAGGCTATGTCCTCGCGAGAGTCATAGCCGAGGAAGAGGTGGATCATTCCCCAATTGTGTAAAATGCTGGGAGAAATGTCAAGAAATTTTAATTAGGACGAGGAGAATGCCCTTCGTCCTTTGGGGTGTCCCGAGCCCGCGTCCTTAACTTGGGGCCGCCAGATTGACCGCATCCTTGTCTGCCATGTCCGGGATCTCTTGGGGACTGGGAATGGATCCACCCTCCTGGAAATTCTCTCGGAGCCGCTCACTGTAGTAGGGGCGGGCTGCTGGCGGGACTGCTTCGAGACGCTGGGGCTGGCGCAGCTTCTTGATCTTTTCCTGGATCGAAGATTGGAATGAGGCAGGGTCGCGCACAATCCTCTTCAGGAGGGGACGGCCCCTATCGTACTCGGCCACCTCGCGGCGAAGGTCCTGGGCCTCCTTAAGGTAGCGGCGACGATCCTCGGCAGACCGGGCCTGGAGTGACTTGACCGTTGCCGTGGCGATTTTGTCCGAGTAGCTGCTGCGCGCGGAGTCGAGGGCAGACGCTATCTCCTCGGTATCGCGGCGGGCCTCGGCAGCCTCTGAGACTTTCGTGGGCCTGAACCCTAGGGAGACCACGGCTGCAGTCGGAAAATCACTAACTTTGGAGGCAGGCAGGACAGGCTCGAACTTGCCTGGGGTGATGAAGCCGGACTCGCTCATGACTGCTGCCCGGGCAACGTTGCGTACGGCCAGGGGCATGAGGGACGCAATGGCCATGAGGTCTTCGCCCTTCGCCATGTAGTTTTGGGCGTCCCGGACACCCCCGAGGACTGCACCCCCGAGCGGACCAAAGTCGAATATGTCGAACTGGAAGGGGTTGAACTG